TTCGGCAGCGCGCCGGCGATCAAGGTCTTGATCGCGTCGAGCACCTCTTCGCGCCGGCTTGGCATGGCCTATCTCCAATGCTGCGCAATCAGACCGTCCACACGGTCCGCCCAGCGGTTTCCCGCGCCCTCGACATCGAATCGCTTGCCCGGCCGCACGATCGGAACGAGAACGAAAATCACCAGAAACCGCCTGCCGCCGCTCAAAGGCGTCCGGATCGGTTTGAAGGATTTTCGCCGGCGCCAGCGCGCCGGCTGGCGCACGTAAGACGCATCGGTCACGAGCAGCGCGTGGCTGCCGCGTGGCACGAAGCGGAGCTTGACGCCCGTTTCCGTTTCCCAGATCGCCGGCGTGAGCCGCTTGTTCTTGACGCTCGTATGGCTGACGCCGGCGTCCTTCGTGGGCACCGCGAGAAACCGTCTGTTACGCGCGATGATCGGTACGCCGCGCTCGAACGCGTCCACGATGTCGGGAGCCCGCGTCCACACATAGGCCACCGAATTGATGCTCGGCTGGCTTTCGGGAAACCGCTTGCCCCGCCATGTCCTCGCGAGGCGCGCGCCCATGGCGGCCGAGACCACCTGTTCGCGCAGCTCGTCCTTGAGGCCGGCCTGCACATCGTTCATGGCCGCCGAGACGGCCTGTTCGGTATCGTCGTAAGCGCGTTTGAGCACACCACGCGGATCATCCGCCGTGAAGCTGAACCGCATGGTCAAGCACGCGCCGATGCTTCGCAGGTCCAGACGAGGCCAAGGCTGTCCCGCACCGGCGTGCCGATAATGTCGAAGAGCTCGCCATCGATCTCGACGCTATCGCCCGCCACAGGCGAGGCGACCTCGCTGACACGCACGTCGATCAGCACGGTTGCCATCGCCGCGCGGCTTGCGCCGAACCCGACCACCTCATCAGGCGACTTGCGGACGATCCGGACGGTTTGACCGCTGCCCAGACCGCCCGCACGCCAAAGTGCGTCCTCCGCGATATTCCCGTCTCGAAAGATCGCGTCGATCGCCGCGGCGAAAGCCGCTTGCACGATTAAGCCTCGTTCGCGCGTGCGACCCCGTTGAGCCGAACGCGGCCGGTCGTCGAACCGGCCGCGTTGTCAACGGCTGCGGTAGCCGCTCCGATAAGAAGGTTGCCACTCGCAACAGTCGTGCAGCGCTTGTTCGTGTCGTCCCAATAGACGAGCGCGCCGACGGTCCATGCCTGCGAGCCGGCCTTGGTCAAATCGAAGATGCCGGTCGTCTTGAGCGCCACGTCTGCGCCGCTCAATGCATCGCCGGTGCACACGCCGAAGATCTGGCCGACCTTGGCGCCCTGTCCGGAGCCTCGATCGTAAGGCGCGGGAACGGTGATGGTGTCGCCGGCCTGAACGAAATTCTTCATTGCCTTGTCTCCTCAAAAGAAGATGGCCGCCGAAGCGGCCCCAATGGCTGCCATGGATCGCGCCGGCTTTAGACGCCGGCGTTGTAGAAGAGCCCTCGGAAGTCGAGCGCCTTGGCCGCGAAGTCGTGCCGTATTTTGATCTCCACGCCATCGACCTCGAAGCCCGCGCGCTGGTCGAGGAACGGCTCGGTCTGGCCTTCGAGGTGTGCGAACTCGACGGTATCGACGAGGTTCGGATCGGCCGCGAGATACCAGGGCTGCGGCCCGCCGGTCTTGAACAGCCGCGGCTCCTCGATGACCTGCAAGGCGCCGGTGAACGGGTTCACGTCGGCGCTCTTGGCGGGCGTCGTTGCGGCAATCATCTTCCGCGCTTCGATGGCGCGCTGGCCGGGCGGGACAAGCGCGAAGCGCGGCCGGGCATCGATATATTCCTTGTCCGCTCCGGTCGCGTCGCCCAAGTCCTTCTGCTGGGTCATCTTCTCCCAGGCTTCGGACCAAGACGTTTCGCTGATCACGCCCGCGGTGCCGACGTTTCCGTGGTTGGCATGGAAGAGGGCCGATCCATCGGCGAGGTTCGCATTGGCGAGCAGCACGTTGTAGACGATGGCCGATTCGAGATCGGCCGCACGCTGACCGGCGGTGCCGAGCGCTCGATCGAAAGCGCGCAGGTCGTCGTTGATGATCGCCTGCCGGGTGAGCGCGACGATCCGGCCGTAGGTCGCGAGCTGATAGGACTCGCGCCCTTCCGCAATCGAGCCGTAGCTGAACTCGGCCCCTTCCATCACAGGCTTGAGCGCCGGGAAGTTGCCAACCTGCGTCGGATACATCGGCTTGAAGTCAGTGGCAGTCACGCCGCGCGCCCACATCGTGAAGGTGCGTGGCGTGCCGGCATAGGCTTGGCGCAACCGCTTGCCCGCGACGGCCGCAAGAATCAGCGGGAAGTCGGACGTGGATTGCAGGCCGGAGCTGCGCGTTGCCGTGTAGGCGATCTCGTTCGGCGTCATGCCGCGCGTGCGCGTGCCGGCAGTCTCAAGGCAATCCCGAGCCACGTCGATCAGCCGCATGCCGCGATACTCGCGGGCGCGGTCGGTCATCGGGAACGCTTGCGGTTGCGCGCGATGCAGGATCGCCTCAGCGAGCGCCTCCCGGCGCGTGACGGTCGCGTCGAGGCCGCCGGCCGGCATCGAGACTTGCGAATGGCCGACCCCGCGGGCGTCGCGCTCGGCGAGTTTGTCGAGGATGACTTTCCGTGCATCCGCGACCGATACGTTGCGCTTGATCAGATCGTCGGCGAGCGAGCGTTCGAGCTTGAACCGATCGACCAGGCCGGCGATCGTGGTGATGCGCTCCTGCTCCTGCGCGCGCACTTGATCGGCCATTGCCGGATCGACAGCGCTGACGTTATCGACACGCGTCTCGGCCGCGCTGCCGTTCTGATTTGCGTTCTGGACTTCCGCGCCGTCGGTGTTCTCGGCGCGCGCGTTTTCGTCGGCCATGTCGGCCTCCTTTGTTGCGGCCGTTGCGGCGGCCTTCGGCGCATCGGCCCGGATCACGATGCAAGGATTGACCGCTTCCGCGGAGCGGAAGCCGGCGCCGGGATCGGCCCCGAGTGGGACCGCAGAAATTTCGAGGGGTTCCCAATCGACCGCGCGATAGAGGTCAGGCCCGTTGTCGCTTTCGGTGATCTCGTATTTATGGACGCGATAGCCGACCGAGACCGCCTTGATGTGGCCGGCGCGGATGTCGCTGACGATGCCGGCGGCATCCTCGCGCTCGGTCAAACGGATCGCCGCGACCGCGCGGCCTTTCTCGATCGCAACGCTGCCCGGAACGACCGAGCCGAGTACCGAAGCGACGGAAGCCTTGTGATCGGCCAGGAATGGCCCGCCGGCATTCAGCCGCTCCAGGCGCACCGCGCCGGGATCGAGCGACAGCTCCTCGTCGTAGGTGTCGAAGAAGCCGTAGCGGCGCACCCGCGCGCCCGTGGACCAGATCACCTCGACCGTTCGCGCCTCTTCATTGAAGGACGCAGGCAATAGCTCCGCCGCCCGCGTGAGCAGCGGCAGATTGAGTTCGCTTTTCATGTGCTTCAGGCCTTTGCGGGCTGCGCCGCGGTCTCGGGCTGATAGAGCCCTTGCTGCGTCACCTTGCGCGGATCGCTGTCGATCACGATGCCGAGCGCATCGACCGCATCGTTCGTCGCTTTCGTTTCCGCGAGGATATCGTCGAGATTTTCGCCTTGCCGGGCGACGACGCGGCGCAACGAGGTTGCGCCCATGCGCACCATCATCAGGTCGGCACGCGCGTCATCGAGCGGATTGAGATATTCGAACTTCGGCGGCTCCCATTCGACTCCTGCGGTCGCGACCGGGATCAACCCGGCCGCGTATGCCGCCGCGATGAACCAGTCCCAGATCGGCTGGCAGAAGATCGGGATCACGATCTGCCATTGGAGCGCGGATACGAGCCGGCGGAATTCGACGATGCCGGCGCGGATCGATGAATAATTGACTTGGCTTAGATCGCCGGTCAGCAGCTCGTAAGGCAGCCGAAACCCGGCCGCAACGATATGGAGTTGCGCTCGCAGCCACTCGCTGATGCCTGCGGTCGCCGCCGGCTGGTTGAACTTGATGTCCTTCCCGCCTCTCGCATAGGCGATCAGGCCGGGTTCGAACTGCTCGATCACGCGACCATCGGAATCGACGACCGAAGGCGCGACGCCCTGTTCGGCATCGTCCCCTGCAGTGACGATTCCGACGAGGCAGGCTTCGGTTTTCTTGCGGACAAGCTCGGAATTCGTCCAGTCGTCGAGATCGCGCAGCGCGCGCATGACCGGCGCGCCCCATGGCACGCCCCGCTGCTGCACGCGGTCGCGGGCAAAGAGGTGGATCACGCCCTCCGCCGGCACGCGGATCGACGTGGCGTAGCGGGAGAGCGGAACTGCGATGTCGCCCGGATGGTCCGGGAAGAGCCAATAAGCGCGGCGGTTGCCGATCGCGTCATATTCGATGCCCCGCACGGTGCGGCTTCCGTCCGGCCGCCCGTCGATCTTCGATTCATCCAGGTGATCCGCCTCGTTCAATTGAATTTGCAGCGGAACGGGCAAGCCATCTTCAACGCGGCGCATGCGCCGGCGCGCGAACACGTCGCCCGCTTCGACCATCTCACGCACCGCAAGCGTGGTCAGCCCGTTGAAATCGCAGCGCCCGTCGGCGTCGCAGACCTTCGACCATTCGGCGAACAGGTCATTGATCCTGCGGTCCAGGGTCGGATTGCCGGTCTTCGCGCGCGGGGTGATCCCGTCGCCGACGATGTTGCTCACCCAGGCGCTTACCGCCTTGGCGGCATGTGGATTGTTGCGCACGAGGTCGCGCATGCGGTTGCGCAGGATCGCGCCGGCCGAGGCAATTTCGGCGTCGGCCGACGATCCGGTCGCGCGCCAGCCGTCCGTTCGCCGCCCGCCGGCAGCGCCATCGTAGGCGCGCCGCGCCATGTTCTCGAACGCCTGGCGTGCGACGAGGCGCTTGATTGCAAGGCGCGGGGCAATGGCGGCAATCGCGCGGTCAAGCCTCGTCGCCGAAATCTGCGCGCTCATTTGTCGCCGCGGCCG